GTCGTTGGGGATGACTTCGATCATGTCTCACTCTCCAGTCAGGGGGGAACCCCCGGGGATACCGGGGGTTGGGTGGGTGGGGGTTAGCGGGTCACCTGCTCGAGCGCCAGCAGCGCCGCTGATTTGCCGTGCAGTTCATCCAGTTGCTGCAAAAGTTGGCGGATTGCTTCGGCTGTCTCATTCACCGCTGCTTGGATGCTATCGTCCACCGGAGACCATGCTGCATTTTCCGACTGTTCCAAGCGCATGCCGCAGAATTCAATCGCTTGCTCTACGCTGGTGAATTCCGCGAGGATTCGCGCTGGGTCGAAAGCCTCGACGATTGTATCTCCGCCGTCCTCGTACCGCGATTCGCACGCGGCATAGATCGCGTCAACCAGTCTGATCTGGTCTGGGGTGGCGGTGGCGGTCCATCGGACGAAGCTGTGTCGCAGTGTGATTGATTGCAGGGGTTCAGTCTTCATCGTCATCACTCCGGGTTGGTGTTCGTCATTCGCGTTGTGCGTCTGACATGTCCAAACTATATCGCCACCCCTGCCGCAAGTCAATTAAAAAAAGCAAGAATTATTTGGGATTGTTGAACCCTGCGAAATGGCTGACGGGTGTTCACTGGGTGGAATTGCTGTCCGGTTTGTCGGTCGATAGCGTTTATTGACGGGGGGCGATAACTCAGGAGTGTGAGAGATGAAGACGATTGCTTGTGTGGTGGGGGTGGTGGTGGGGCTCGTAGGGGCATGGGGCCAGACCTATCGGCCGCAGGCTCAGCCGGTCACGTCGTATCGGTCCCCGGTGCAGTACGCTCGCTGGGGGAGTCTGCCAGGGTATCCAGCGTCGGGAGGGTACTGTCTGGACGTCAGACGCTAGGTCTGGTCTTGCTCGATGCATTCCCAGCCCCACGGCATCCACTGGAGGGCCACCCACTTGCCAGACGCGACGGTCTCGAAGCGATTGTAGGCCAGTATATCCACGCCGGTGTCAGTCGCTGCCAATCCGTCGGTGTTGCTCCAGTAGATGGAAACGTTGCCCGCAATGCCTTGGGTCAGTCCCTCAGACTTGCCAATCAGCGTCAGCATGGGCCTCTGCTGGACGATGCACAGCTTGTCGTCGCCAGCGTTTGGGGCCGGTCCGTGATTGACGAATCCACCTGTGTTTGGGTGCAACTTCCACGAGTTGTTGCGCGGCCCCCAATGCTCTTGCAGACCTCCGACAGGGTCGCCGCTCGTGTCGTCGTACAACGCCAGCGACAGCGGGCCGAGGGACACTTCGCCCCAATCTCTATCGCTGACCGGAACCGGAATCGGTCTCGGGCCGTTGAAGATATGCCCCCACTGTGCCCCGAATGTATTCGGCTTCGCCACCTGCAATCCAATCGCATCATCAGCCGAGTAGTAGCCTACGATTCGCATGCACGCAAACGGGGGAATCGTCTCGCCGCTGTTGTTGCGAACCGGCCACGATTGCAGATTGTGCCCCGCAGGGTTCCCGCCGTATCGCCTCATTTGCCCGGCTCCCTGTCGCGTCGCTTGAGTTGATTCTTGTCCGCTCGCCGTTGAACCCGCAACATGTCGTTCGTTCGCCGCTCCTTGTAGGGCGGGACATATGGCGACGGCTCATAGAGTCTGCTCGCCGAGGTGTAGCAGCCGCTGCCAGTGATCTCCCACGACACCTGAGAGATTGCCCCGTCTGGACTGATCGACTGAAGCCCCACGTATCGGCCAGAGGCTCCCGCCTGCGTCACGTACTGCGCCAGTCGACCGGCTGCGTAGTAATTGCTTTGCGTATTCAGTTCGTTTTGATAGGTCTTCTGCTCCCATGAACTGAAGGTGTCGGCCACGTACTTTTCGTATCGCTCCCAGATCAGTTCTTCCCTCCGAACAATCTCCACGCCGTAGCCATTGGCGACATTCGTCGGCAATGCGTATCCCCATCGCATCGGCGTGAAAGTGTCCGTGGCCCGCACATTGAATGAGCATTCCAGATACACATCAGCCCCCGCAAACTCTTTCGCCGCCGCGTCCCATCGCGTGATCTGGTCAGCAAATCGCACCAGCCCTAAATCATGCTCGACAGTGAACTGCCCACGATAAAGCCAGTTCGCGGTGATCTTGTCGCTGTTTCGCGGTGCCTCAAGTGCCACGTTGCCAACGTAGTATTCACCGTACACCGCTTCAGGTTTCCGCCGCCGTATGCCGTTCGCGTCTGGCCCGGTCTGGACAAGCCCCTTCTCTAGCGGCAGGATGTCGCGGAGATAGTTGACTGTGTACGCGCCCTGTGCTGGCTGCTGCTGGGGTGCCACCATTCCGCCGCCAGGCACTTGCCCTACGGGAATGAATGGCGTCTGGATCGACCCGGGGGCGTCTGGGAGCGTTATGATCGGCTGGGGCGACGGGCTCGACATGTCTTTGATGCGGTACAGGCGAAACACATCGCGAAGGGCCAATGCCCGGGCCTGATCAAACTGCACGCCGCTGAAAAACAGAGTCTGCTTTCCCCAACCGCCAACCGGTTTGTAGCTCAGTTGGTCGATCGGTTTTACCCGCCCGTCCGTGTCGTATCCGACTGCCTCCAGCCGCAGCCGTGCCTGATACCGATTGGGAGCCCCCAGAACCCGGATCGTGGCGGGAACCTCTGGAGGGTTGCTGCTCACCTGCTGCTCGACCAGATTGGCGTTCTCCGGCAGGGCTGCCCCGACTCCCTGCTGCCTGATGGCTACCGTGCTGTCGATCTGGAGAACAATGATCAGCCCGAAAGGCTCCAAGATGTTCGCCAGTGCCTCCGCTGGATTCTCCGCCACCCATTCCGCTTCCGGCCTCGCGTTGTTCGGAATTTGCGATACGTCCGCAGTCTCGCCCATCGCCTGTAGGCACAACGTCGCCAGTTGCTGGGGAGTCTTCTCAGTGGCTGTGATGATCAGGCCGTCGGCATCGCGCTGGTTGTAATGCCCGTAGATCTCCCCGAATTTCCATTTCCACCGCCGATCCATCAGGCTGAAGCTAACCAGCGTTCCATTGCTGCCGCGAACCATTGACGCCTGATCCGCTCGGCATCCTGGGATTGTCAGCGTCGTTGTCCCGTGCACGAACACCACATCCCCCACGGCCGCGATCTGCTGCGTCTGGGGAATGATCTCCATCTGCACGACAGAGGGGGTGATTCCCGCCGTGAGGGTGTACGTTGCCGACAGGACGTTTTGCACGCCCGGGTATGTGGCGTAGGAGTGATTCAAGACACGCTACCGAAAGTGAGCCTCTTGTTCTGGGGGATCTGTAGTAGCACGCCCTGAAGATCGGTACGGTTCAGATCCAGCCCGTTTGTGAAAGTCACTGTGCCCGCCGGATCTCTGAACACCGCTCCCGCGAACAGATCGCAGTTGGTGATCGTTCTGCTGCGGGTGTCCGCCCGAAAGTCCAGCTCACCGCTTGCCAGCACCAGAGTCGTGAGAGTGCCGGTCGACTGGTAAGAACAGTACCCGCCGTTGATCGTCACGGTCACAGCCACGCCAGACAGGTGATACCAGCTTCCCCCGGTCTGCGTCGACGTGGTGACCGCACACGATGTGTAGAGCACGCTCCCGGTCTGCGTGAGAGTCGTCAGGGTCACTCCCGATCCAATCCGGACACTGGCATCAGACTGCTGATTGTTGACGTAGCCGATCCGGCAAGTCATCACCGCAGAAGTCTCGCTCGCGAAGAACGCGATGCCAACCGACCCCCTGTTGATCGTCGCGGTGTTGCTGACGTGCGTCCCCTTCCACAAAATCGCAGGGGTGCCGAGGATCTCCGGCGTGCCACTGTTGAGCACCACGAGGTTGCACTGGCCCGATCCGCTGTCGATCTTGATCCGGGGGGAGCCCGGGCCATCACCACCGCCGATCGTGAGGGCTTGCGTGACGGCATCCGACGATGTCCCGAGGGCGAGATACTTGTCCCGGTACTCGGCGTAGGGGTATCCAGCGTCGTCTTGGTTCGTGTCCGGAAGTCCGATCCGACCCGTGTATCCCTGCGTGATCGTGATGGACGCGGGGGACACGCTCGACTGTGCCAGCCCATAGAGAATGTCCACGTTGCCCGCATCGATCACGATATCGTCCGAGTCGACCGGCACACTCCCGCCGCTCCAGTTCGCGGCCGTTGTGAAATGGTTCGGACCGCTGGCGGAAATCGTCGTGGCCGTGCTGACGGTGCCCGAGGTAGACGACTTGGACACCGTGATCGTGTAGGGCTGGCCCTTCGTCTTGCCGATCAGCACCACGGTTGATCCGCTCGCCGCTGGCACAGTCTCGCCGCTGACGAACTCGCGGAACTCCCCGATATTCGGCCCCCGCTCCGTCACGCTGTACGCCGCCCCCAATGCGGTCGACGTGCTCCCCAATGCCGCAGCCAACTCAGTAGCGATCTGCGTCGTGGTGACCGTTGTCCCGATCGTCAGCACGATGGAACGGCCGTTACAGGTGACTGTCAGCGTATCCGCCGCCACCCACGTTCCGCCGATCGTGATCGTCTCTTTTTGGGCCACGGGGAGCGCCCCGCCCTGCCATCGTCGTGTAGCCATGCGTTATCCCGGCGGTCGACCGCTCAGAGGGGAAGGGGACTCAAACTCGTAAGCCCATTGTACGGAATACATCTGATTGCCGTACTGGCCGAGTCGCGTAGGGCTTTGGTAGGTCACCCGCCGTCGGTCTCGATGCTCTGCCGAGGGGAACGCCGGGTTGGGGACGCTCGGCCATGTCGCCACGCCGACCGCTGTGCCTTGCTGCTGACAGGTGTAGGGCGTCTGCTGGCGGACAAGCTGCTCGATCGGTGGTCCGTACAGAGTCGGGATCACCACCTTCTGCTGCCCCCCGCCGCCGAATGTGTATGACTCGGTGTAGGACAGGATTCCCAGATCGTTGTTGTATTCGGCCTCTGCTGTGATCTGGTAAGTCCGGAATGTCGTATACTCGCTGCCGTCGCCGGTAGGGTATGACAGATCGAGAATCCGCACACCCTGCCGACTGCCCGTGTTGTACATCGAGTGCCGCACCGATGTCCCGTCGCTGGAGTAGAGCACCAGATCGCGGCCATCGACGCCGTAGGCTGCCTCAAGAGCGACGATCGCGGTCCTCAGATTGGCCTCTGTGCTGGCCTGTAGGATGCCGCGTATTGACCAGTTGGCGACGTAGCCAGACCGCGCCCCGACCTCGTTGAACGTCGATCTCTGAGAGATGACCAGCGTCACCTCGTTGTCCGCATGGGTGTACGTGCCGTATTTCAGAATCATAGCGCACCAACCCCTGCCGCTCGAAGTGCTGCTGCCTCATTCGCCTGTGCGTTCAACTGGGCTCTCAGCTTGTTGACTGTGATGTTCTCCATCTCTCGCACGAGAGGGGCCAATCTCTCTTCCAGCGAGTCCGCAATCTTTGACGGATCGAGGTCGACGTTGATCGTCTGCTTGATCTCAGCCGACACCTTGGCCTCAGCCGCCGCGATCTTCTGGTCCAGCCCGAGAATCTTGACGATCTCGGCGAATCCCGCAGCGTCTGCCCCGGCCTTGGCCTGCTCGGCAATGATGCCGCGAAACGCCACATTGCCCCGGGCGAACTTGAGTTCCTCCGCCGACAGTTGCCCCACGCCACCCGCCGCGATGCGTTGGGCGATGTCACGCGTCGCCTGTTTCTCGCGTACATCCATCAACCCAAACTCTTCGCGGGCTGCGTCAATCCGCCGCCGCTGTTCGTCGATCAACTCCCGCTCTGCTTTGGTCCGCTCCAAGAGGATGCCGTTGAGTTGTTTTTCCGCCTCCAGTCGCTTGCCTTGGATGTCCGCAAACGTCGCTTCCTTCTGTGCCTGATTCGGCTTCCGGGCTTGCTCCTGCTGCCCCGCGATCTCTCGCAATATGCCGAAATTCTGGCCGCCCATCATGGCGAGTGCGGCCCCCTGACCCATCGGCCCCATCCCGCCAAGCATCCCGCCCATCTCGCCGAGGAACTCTCGCCCCGGACCAGCGAAACGATTCTCGACAAACTTCCCCTCGCGGATCTCCTTGATGCCCTCTGTCAGGCCAGACAGGATGATCCGAGGGGCATTGAGTGCTGTGATCGTCGCACTCGTGATCATCATCAGCTTGTTGTCGCCGCCCGAAAGGAACCCCGGGCCACCACCTTTCGCCTGTGCCTTGGCCGCCTCTCGCACGCCCTTCTCAACGCCTTGCCCCACCTCGCGGGCGATGGCCTCTACCTCGATCGGCTTGCGGTCTGGGCCAGGCAGGGCAAGCTGGCCACCCCGGCCACCGCCCCCACCCATTCCACCGCCAACGATCAGCCCACCACCACCGCCCCCAGACGCCCCCCGGCGGAACGCATTCCACGCGGCAGAGACTCGGCGGATCATCTCCAGATACGCCGCTTCTAGTCGCCGCACATCGGTGATCTGATCATTGATCAGGTTCCGGTGTTCGGTGCGCAGGCGGGCATACGATAGGATCTGTGCGGTCTCGACGAACTTGACGACAGCCAGCCCGGTTTCCGCCGCCTTGCGGGAGTCCGCCGCACTCTGAAACATCATCTTGACGTTGACTACAACGTCGGTTTCCACTGGCATTACTTGCGCCCCCCCATGAGTGCCCCGAGGGGTCCGGCAATTGCATAGGCTTGCTGTGTCTCGGCCGCGTCGACTGCCTGCCGGATGATCGCCGCGTTCCGCCTCACGATCGGATCGTCAGGGAACTGCCCCACGGCTCGGCACTGGGAATAGTGCTCGTAGGCCAGCCAGTTCAATTCCGTGAGGCTCTTGGGCCTCTCTGGCGTTCCCTTGGGACAGCCATTCGCGCGGAGTCTGCACGGTGCCCGCGTGCCCTTCGGTCGTGGCACTGGCTTCCCCTGCCGCTCCAGCCTCTCCCCTGTCTTTTCGTCGTACACGAACGCCTCACAGTCGGCACAGTCGCGGTAGGCTACTTCGGGGTGCAGGATCAGCAGCCGCACCCCTTCGGCTAGTTTTTTGTGGCGTCTCCGGTGTCTTTCTCGGGCTCGGTGTTGCCTGACACAACACCCCACAGCTTCGGGGGCAGTGACGGAACCAGAGACGCAATTGATGCAGCCGATACAGGCACGGTCTGCCCGTCTGGTCCGCGCAAAGTCCACGAGACGATCTTCTTGGACAGGATCTCATCGACGATCGCCATCCACCCGGCATCGTCGATCCCCTTGGTTCTCGCCGTGTACTCGATCACATCAGATCGGATCATCGGCCGATAGACAAGCTGGATCTCATCCCACTGGCCAGAGGCAGGGATGGTCGTCTCGCGAGTGTAGCCGTCAGGGATGAAGGGGCTTGGCATTATGCAGTCGAGTCAGAGGTAATGGACAGTTCTTTCGTGCTTCCGCTGCTCTTGGCAATGCCGTTCATCTCAAGAAGGATCTCGCCCGGGCCACCGACAACAGGCGACGAATCGGCCACCGCAAGAGCACCGATCGTGAACGTGATTGACCGGCCGCCGTTGGTCAAGACGAAGGTGGCACCGCTCGCCCCGCTGGAGTTGATGTTGTACAAGTCCACTTCGTCAGACGTGTAGGGGACGGTCATCGAGACGGTGACCACCCGGCCCTGCGTGTGAATGTCGGTCGCGGTGTTGCTGTTGCTGAAGCGGGCATTCAGTTGATTGTCAATGCTCAACTCCCAGCGTGTGACCACGCGGGCCGATCCCTCGACCGTGCAGACCGCATCGGACCAGATATAGGGCGGATCGGTGGGGGCAGTGATCGCCGGGAACGCCGTCGCGCTCACAGTCTCACTCTTGCCCGTGATCTCCAGATCCAACTCAAGAGCGCCGCCAGCCGTCGCTCGGAATGTCGCCCGGGCCACCTTGCAGCCGGCGTAAACGAATCGCTTCGCCACCCGCTCGATCAGCACGTCAAACTCTGGCAGCGTCTCGGCCACCGCGAACAGATCAGCCACCTCCGCCGACCCCATGATCCGGGGCAAGAGCAAGTCCAGCATCGCGGGGGTCGCGTGAAATGCGATGGTCCCGTTGATCCTCACAGTGCCGTCTCGCGTGCGTTCGATCGGCATTGATCGAGTCCCACGGATGCCCGAGGTCTCGACGATCTCGCGGGCCGCTCTCAGCCCCTCCGTGCGAAACTCGTATGCCTCTGTGTAGCTCCCAACCGCTGTCCCGGCCGCAGCCATCGACAGGCGGGACTGGTGCCCCATTGATGCGTCAGCCACGTTTGATCCTCTCTCCCATTCGGCGGGCCACGGCCTCACCTAGGACTGTGCCAACCCTGTCCGCTGTTGTTTGATCCACACCCACATGGGGCCGCGCCGGCATCCGCCTTGTCCCTGTCTGATGCCAGTGGGCATAGGGAACCGACGTTCCGAACCGCAGCCACGTTTTGCCCGTCTGCCAGATTGTATCTTGCGTGCCGTCAATCGTCGTCAGGCTCTCGAACATCCGGCCCGTGTCGACAAGGATCGATGTGTGCCCCTTGCGGCTCGCCGTCGAGAACGCAATCGGAGCCCACGCCTGCCCGTTGGGGCCGCGTTGCTCCAAATACATCGCCCGCTCGAAGTCTTGCAGGACGGTGATCGCTTCGTCGAGTGCTTCGGTGTAATCCTGCTCTTCGGCCTGTTCTGCCGCTTGAAAGACGACCTCCAGCACGGTCTCCAGATCGTCCATTACGTCCGGCCCTCCCGATTGCTGATCCGCAGGGTGAATCCCGAGACGAATAGATCCCGCTGGAATGCCGCATTGTCGACGATTGCCAGGGGAGTCAACGCCATGTTGTATCCCCGCGTGCTGTCCAGCCGCTGATTGGAGAATGCCTTGCGGATCGTCTCCCGCCACGATAGCCGCTGATCCAAGCCCAACACCTGCCGATCGGTAGGCTCTTCTGCGTCAATCTTGAGGCTCGCGACGATGGCCACGATGACAGGGTAGACGATGTCGTCTCGGACGTTGGTGCTGGCCGTGATGGTCTCCGCACCAAACGGCCCGATGACCACCGCAGGCATCCGGGCAGCCGGCATCCGGGCAATCTCCACGGCAGGAGACTGGCAGATGACGATGTTCGCTCTCGGCACCCCCGGCAGATTCAGACCCTGCACCTGCTCCAGCACCGTGTTTAAGATCGTCGTGAGTTCGGCAGGCAAGCTACACCTGCTTTCGGGTCAGGACGATCCACCGGGCATCCAGCGACGCCAGGGACGTACTCAGCACACGCCACCGCTCGCCGGTCGAGTCAATCACGATGTCGTCCACCTGCACCCCCCGGGCTCCCGGCTGCGTGGCGTTGAGGCTGAATGATCTCTCGTCGCCCGTGATGTCGATCCCCGCCATCGCCGCACGCCTCCGATCGACAGGACCGGAGACAGCGTTATCCACGGTGACTGAGGTTGCCCCGTCCGGCCGGATCTGCCGCAGGGTCACCACCTCGCCGCCGTCGAAAATCGCATAGTCCCCGGAGATGTCCAACGTCATGTCGTGGCCTCGCCCAACTCCTCAAATGGACCGGTGGCCGCCGAGAGAAGCGTATTCAGTTGGGCAATCTGCCCGAGGATCGCCGTCCGATAGCCGTTCCAATCCACGTTCTGGCCGTCGATGTTGTAGCTCGGCTTGGGATTGGCCGACTCGGTGACGAGTGCCGCGAGTAGGTTGCTACGGATCGTCGCGATCTGCTCGGCGTCTGTCGCCACTAGAGCACCTGCTTCGCGGGGGGGGCCTCAATCTCCAGTTGCTTCGCCGCGAGAGTCCGGCCACTCCTGCCGCCCGCACTGTTGAACGCCCTAACGGCATCCTCCAGCGTGTCGACATTCACCTCGACCCAATCGCCGCCAGCACGGGGACGCAATCGCCACCCGCTCACCGGCCGCGTCTGGACAGGAGCCACTGCCTCCACGCTCTCCACCGCCTCCACACTCTCGGGGGCCGTCGCATCAGATTTCTTTGCCACGTGAACACCTCAGAAAGAAAAAACCCACGCCGGTTTTGGGCCGACGTGGGCAGAGTCAATCGGCCTGATCGTCAGCCGGTTTAGGCAGTACACTTCACCATGTATCGCGGGTCCATCGTCGCGTAGGCACCCCGCTCAGACGCCTTGAACTGCATCACGATATCCGAATTGAATTCGGCCTCGTTGTTCGCAGGGGCCTGCACCACCGTGAGGGGCCAGTTTTCCATGTAGCGGAACGCCTTGGTCAGATCGCCGAGATACCAGGTGGTATCGGTGTTCATCCGGCTCGCAAGGAAGTTGGTCGAAACGATCGTGTATCCCTGAATCGGGTTACCCGTTTTCGTCTCCGTCGGGTTGCCGGTGGTGGCGTACCCCGGGGTAGTCACGGTGATTTCCGTAGCGTTGACGATCCGCCGCGCCGTGTACAGATTCTGCCGGGTCACAATCAGGTGCTTCGGCTGAATCAAGATCGGCAAACCGGTTTCCGGGTCGAGCATTCCAGAAAACAGCCGCTCGGCATTGTCGACATCGTTCCAGTCCACCAACGCGTTCGACGCCTCCAGATTGTCCCAGTTGTGGGTTCCGGAGTTGTCGCCGTAGGTGGCGATCGTGTTGTCCCTGTAGCGGTAGCGATGATCGGTCGTGTTCTCGTCGATCACGCAATCAATCGCCCGCAGTTCCTTGCTGGTGGCGAGTGACTCGCCGACCTCGCGACACCGATCTTCCAGCACGCCAGTCCGGTCGAAGAAAATCGCTTCCTTCGTCACGCCGACAATCAGCCCCCGCTTCGTGGTGACAGGGGTGTCGATGTAGGTCTGGCTGACACCGGCCCGGGGATAGGGTCGCCCTTCCTCGACCACCAGTGCCTCATCGCCGATCTTGCTGATGCCCGGAATCCGCTCGCCGTTGAACTGCGTGGAGCGTGCGGGAATCAGGCCCGAGAACACATAGGCTTCCTGCTCGTAAGCCTGCATGATCTCATTGTACAGCACCTGTCCGCTGATCTTGGCGAACTGGCTGGAGGCTACCAGGCTGGCGGTCTCCCGAAGTTCGCTGCTGCCATTGCTGCGCGGATCGTACAGGTTGACCATCTCGCGGCCGTCCGGCACAAAGTGCTCGAACAGTTGCCGAAGCGAGAAGTCACTGAACTTCAACGCCCCGCTCTTCAGTCCCTCGGAGAAATCCGAGTTGAATTTCTCCACGTCTCCATCACGCTGGGCCGCTTCGAACAGCCGCCGCAACTTCTTCACGTCCACCATGGTTTTGGCTCCTGTCCTTTAGCGTTCTTGGGTGCAGACCACATAGTCCACATTCAGGGTTTCGAGATTGGCCCCACCGTTCTTCACGCCAAGGGCAATCTGCATCTCAGTCGCCGACGTGAAAACGTAGTCATGTTGGGCCACCAGCACGCCGTCAACGAAGAAACTGACGTAGGCATTCGTCGACGAATACGGCATGTATTCGATTTTCAACGTCTGGTACGCCGCCCCGCCCGCAGTCACGGCACGCTTCGCCAGATTGTTCAGGTTGGCGGCTGACAGCTCGGTCGTGATCTGCGTCGTGGAGTTGCTGGTCTCAGCGATCCAGACAGTCCCGCCGTCGACCTTGTGGAGGTTCGCTCCGCTGTATGACGAAGGGGGGCCCCCTCCGTTGTCCACCAGCGAATTCGCACCGACAGCGTCCATCACGCCAACGAGGATATTCGCGTCGTCCGTGTTGGCTTCGGTGAACTGCACACGGGCTTCGAAGAGCAAGGGCTTGTTCGCCGCGAATTTGAAAACCTCGTTCGCCGACTCAACGTAAGCCTCATCGTTGTCGGCCACGGTGCCATCGCTCGGCACGATTGCCAAGATCCCGCCGACCGCATCCCCCACGCTGGCGGTCCCCGTGTCGGTCAGAGTCGTCACCCAATCGGCCGAGTCCACGTCACGGTTGAAATCGTCTTCGATTGTGAATTGCCGCCGCTTGGTCAGCAAGTCCGGCAGTCCGTCAGTTCGCGCAGCCATGTATGGTGCTCCTTAGTTGGCACGAATGGCAGCGATAAACTGCCGGGTATCAGTCGGGTATTTCACAGTCGACGCCGCAGGAGGGGAAGCCGCTGGACGTGCTCCACGCTGCCCCGCAGGCCACGACTCCAGCAACGCCGCCCGCTTGTCCGCAGGGACAGCCTGCAACGCCGCCAGCCGCTCGGGGGTCACGTCTCGGCCAGCCGATTCCAGCAGTTTCCGGGCATCGTGCTCGGCCTTGATGGAGCCCATCGACTCGGTCAGGGCGTCCAGCTTGCCCATGATCTGGGCCAGGCTCTCGGCCATCTTCTTGACCTCTTCGCCCGCCATTTCCTCCATCTCTCCCTCTTCAGGGACACCGGGGGCGTCGGGCATCAGCATCTCTTGGGCTTTGAGGATGGCCGCGATGCGCTTCATCTTGGATGATCGATCCCCGTCCGAGTCAAGCACCTCTTTCACCATCGCGCCGAAATAGTCGCCATCGCCCTCTTTCATCGGCTTGTCGGCGTACTCGCCCATCCCCTCAGCGGTCATCACCTTCTCTTCGCCCGCCATCTCGGCGGCCTCTCGAATCGTCATACGCTTCCCCTCGCTCTCAAAAAGCCCCGCGTTTGTGGCAGGGGTCTGAACCAGATCCACGGAATACACCTTGTCCACCGACTCCACCACGACAGACGCCCCGTCCATCCTCACGGCTCCCTCTGCGTGATGCGAGAGACCGAGGCGATTGGGATTGCGTTCCGCCGCTTCAGCCACTACGTCCGCCTGGGGATGACTCTTGAGGTAGTGCAGATCCCCATACACACCGTCGGGCATCTGGCGGACATTGCGAATCCAACCGAACGCATCCGAGACGGGACGATCCTTGCCCTCGCCTCGTGGATGGTCGATGTTGACCGGTGCCCCCTCGTACAGACGGGCCGCTTGCTCCATCGCCCGGGCGCTGTACGTCCGCCCGTTGCGAGAAGTCGGCCCGAGAATCCGCACACCCTCGATCAGTCCGGAATCCTTGTCGATCCGGCTGGGGGCAATCGCTGTCTGTTCGCGGAGGTGTCGTTTCATGTCTCCCGATTATGGATGCGGGAGGCGATCGAACAAGGGCAATTGATGGCTTCGTACAAAAGACAGACCCTCGGCTAAATTTAGCCTAGGGTCGCCCCGTTGCGTTTTTTGCCTGAAAACAAGGCTAGAATCGCTCGCGTGTTGCCTTGGGCTCGGCTTGTGTCTTCAGATAGCACCGGCAGTTTGGGTGCGCCGGCGGGCCACCGTTCGCAATCACTTCGTCCTGTGCCCGACTGCCGCCAGGTGCCAATGCGTTCTCCAGCACCAACCCCCACAGGTCTGGCACCTTGTTGTGAAGCGGTCGACAGAGTGGGCAGACCTGATCGTCCTTCTCGGTGATCCACCGCGTGATCATGTTGAACCCTGCCCGCTCCAATGGAATCCGTGCGGCATTCGTCCCGCGTGTCTGTGCCTGTGTGGTCAGGGTCGCAGCAGTAACCGCATCACGGTCTGGCCCGAGGGCTCGCGATAGCACTGCCTCAACGTCTGCCGCTGTGCCTGTCGCCAGCACCTCGCCCGAAGTTGTGACGATGTCCCGGGCTGTGCTGATCGACGATGCCGCCGAGTCTGCCGCCATCGCCCCAGCCTGTAGCAGTGCCTGCCGGTTGACCTCCAGCGCTATTGAGTCGTCCACGGCACCGGGAAGCATTTCGTCGGCATGCTGTGCGAACGTCGCGAGAAACACCGCGAGAAGGATAAGCGTGAGTTCCTTCCTCCGCTCATCCTCCCATCGCTGCCAGTCTGCCGCAGACACACGCGACGGATCGGGCGGGTCTCCCAGCAACTCCCGCAGTTCCCGCCGCTGGCGTGCTGTCAGTCGCGACAGTCTCCGGGCAAAGTCCCGCTCCACTCCCATTCGATCCGCGAGTTCGCTCACTGTTGCAGACCCTCCAAGATTGCCCGGGCTTCGGGCAGGGTCGATACGCTCTCCAATGCCGCGACGATCGCCGCTTGAAGTGTGCCCGCGTTTTCGACCGAACCGCAGTCGCCGCAGTCGCACGACTCAGAGACATTGCCCACGATGCCCGCTGCCCATTGTGCCCCTGTGTCCCCGCCCCACCCCAGCCACGCAACATACCCCGCGTCTCGCCACGGTTCATTCTTGTACTCGGGAGCTACCGCCTTATTCTTCTCGTGACGCCCGAAGAATGACGCCATCCGCCCGACAGTCTCGCGGGAGAGTCGTTCCCCGCTGGCCAGTTGATTCGCACGAGTCCATCCGACCGGAGTCATCCCCGCCACAGCGTCGCCGTGTTGGTCTCGCCATCGCAGCACCTTCTTCGCGTTGTTCCTCGCGGCTTCAGGGGCATCATAGCTGTCTTCCGCCTCTTGCATCGGAAACGGACTAGGGGCCGCAGGTGGGGCCGGTGCCTGCTCCTCCGCTCTGTTCTGCTGCTCCTGCTCCCAGTCCAGACCCGCCTGAGTCGCGGCCGTCCGCTTGCTCAACAGACCGTTCTGGATCTGGATGGCCTGCACGTTGGCCAACTCTTGCGGGTTGCGGGATGCGACGCTGGGCTTCTCCGTGTTGATGTCCACCAATGCCTCGATCTCCTGCCATGGCCGCTGAGGCAAGATCCCCCGCTCCCACTCGAATCGCAGCACCTTCCACAACAACCCCTCGAGCGCCCGGGCGTAGAACGATTGATCCGCCTCACGGGCTTTGACGAAGGGAGACTCGGCCACGAGGGTGGAGGCGTAGTTGGCGTTGCTGGCATCTCCCGACACCATGTACTCCGGCATCGCCCATCGCACGCCGACGATCCGCAGGAGTTGTTGGGAGACGGCCAGGAAACCATCGTTACGTTCCGCACCCATCGGCCCCGGCTTGTAGACCAGCCCCGGGCTCGGCTTGAGGATCGTGCCCGGCTTGTATTGCTGAACTCTCTGCTGCTTCTGCCCGCCGCCGATCACCTGCCGACCGTACTGGGCCACCGCATCGCTCGCCCCCAGCGTCTGGATGCTGGCCTGTGACGTGCCCGGGGGAGCCTCCAAGATCCACGCGATGGCCGCCTGAAGAGCAGCACCTTCGGCCATGTTGCGGCGAAGTTTGGCCTCTCTGGCGATCTCTTCGACGATCAGGAACAGATCACTCACACCCCGCTTTGCATTGCGCGGGCTCCCTCTGGAGATGTGGAGCATCCGCCGCTCAGGCACATAGTCCCAGTCCATCCCCCCATCGTCGCGTGTGACGTGATAGCCAAGGGGCATGTCCGGCCGGCGCTCTGGCGTGCGAATGCCGAAACTCCACGACGTGGGGCCATCGTAGTCGTCCAGCCAGTCCTCCAGTTGCCGCACGTTGCCCGGCTCGCGGATCTGGTCGGGCTCCAGCACGCACAGCGTAGGGGCTCCCGTCAATCCGGGTTCGAGATACGCGAACGCCTCCCCATCCTCTCGGCTGCGGTGGTGGAGTTCTCGATCGAGGCTGCCCGTCATGTCGTGGACATCGCAGAACCGATCGATGATCCGCTGGCACAGATCAGCCAACGCCGCATCCTGGGATTGGGCCGTGAACACGAACCCCGGGCCAAAGGTGTACTCCGCCAGCC